TTGACCAAGCCTTAGAAGAGGCGAAAGATGTCAATTTCTCTCGCACTCGCGCTCTCTACTACATGCAGCGCACACAAGACCAGGTGCTAGGGCGATACCGCTTGAAGTTCACAGAGGACTCGCTGGTAGAAACGCTCTCGACTGGATCTACCAACTACAGCTATGACTGTGAGCACCAAGAGATCATTCAGATCGTGTTCAGTCATGCGGATCTAAGCTCCCCGTCGATCCTTACCTATTTGCCCTCTGCCGAGTTCTTTGAACGCTTCCCAGACCCTGAGACGGGTACAGCCGGCCTTCCGACGTACTACACGGACTTTGGCGACCAACTGTACTTCGATGTCCCACTGGACAAGGGCTACAGCATTGGTATGCGCTACATCACCGCCTCACACCGCCTCGAAGATGACGAGGACTGCACGCCGGATCTTCCGCAGTCTTTCAGTGACATCTACATCAAGGGCGCTCTCGCGGGCATCGAGCAGTCTCGTGAGAACTTCGACATCGCTGCCGTCTACAAGCGTGAGATCGAAGACCTTACTGAAGATCTCGTGAACCGCTATAGCTTACGCAAAATGCAACCTGGGAAAGTAGGGACGACCAGGCGTCGCACGACGGCATGGTGAAGTCTCGCTTTGGCTACCGCACTCCAATCCCTTCGATTAGCTCGAACAAGGGACAGACTCGCCAGATCAGCTACAAGGATGGCGTCAACACCTTCAAAGACAACGATGATCTGAAATCTACAGAGGTGGCATCAGCCATCGACGCTCGCTTCATCAAGATTGGTCGCTACAAGACTCGCAAGGGACTCGACCGCTATTCAGTACCAGTAGGTGAGGCGATCAACGCTCAACAAGTCTTGACGGCCACAGGTTCAACCAACATCTTCGACGGGCGTGCACTAGCTCAGCCACTTACGATCACATCCAACGGACGAATCACTCGGGTGGATGTCCGCTTGCAGTCAACCGACGACAGCCGGGGCGTGCTGCTTGTTGAGGTGTACGACGACAACTCCGGTGAGCCCGGCGATCTCCTCTGCCGCAGCTCAGTCCTTCCAGCATCCATCACGGACTCATTCACGTACATCCCTGTCTACTTCGCTGAAGCACCGCTCGTGACTACCTCACAGGTCGTGTGGGTCGTTCTGAAGGCTCAGAACACGTCCGTGGGTGAGTACGAGGTTCGTACGACCACATTGGCGATCGAAGCCCTAGAGAGCTCTACAAACGGTGCTGCATGGACTCCTGCCACATCGTTCGCGGTTATCACCAGGCTCTACACATCGACCAGCGGGGGAGTGAAGGGACTCATCCGTGCCTACCGACCGAACGGCACGAAGCAGACACAGCTTGCGTACGGATCAACCGTTGCCAGCGTCAACGATGGAACGGGCGCAACTACCGTCCTCAAGAGCGACTTCAATAGCTCAGCGACTCACTACCGTGCCCGCATGGTGCAAGACGCCGTGTATTGGGTGAACGGCCTCGAGAAACCTTGGAGGTACGACTTCACCAGCTGGACACAGCTCACGGCGGCACCGTACACACCAAGCCTCATCGAAGAGCACAAGGGGCTGCTGTTCTTCAACGATGTGGACGACAAGACCAGGATCTTCTACTCCAACTTCGCGGAGTACGACGTGTTCACAAGCACAGACTTCATCTACGTTCCAGCGCCGAAGAGCTACGACTCCCTTACTGCCTTCGCCAAGCTCAACGGTGTCCTCTACCTCTTTGCCAACCGCAACAAGTTCACCCTGATGGGGGCAGACAACGACACCTTCAACCTCGATGAGGCCAGCTCACAGCGCGGCACCTTCTCGCAGGAATCACTCGTGTATGACGCGAACTTCATCTACCACGCTGACGAAGAGGGGATCTGGCAGTTCAACGGAACCAGTGAGAAGAACCTTGCTGAGCCGTTCCTAGAGGACTACCTGGCGATTTCTAACAAGTCCACCATCGTGCTCGACGTACGTGAGAACAGGTTGTACTGCTTCTACACTCCCGCCGGCGGCTCTGACAACACCGAAGCGTTTGTAATGAACCTTCAACTGGGCGTCTACGAGAGTCTTGATAAGGGTGCGATCGTCGGGCGAACCTTCGGGCGCTATGCACAGGACGACATCTTCATTCAGGCAAGCAACCGAGTAGCAGCCCTCTACTACGCAGAGGCAACCACCAATGACCACCACAACTTAGGCGACCAGCTGCAATTCGAGGTAAAGACGGCGTATGACCACTTCGACCGACCAGGCAACGACAAGCGTGCACCTAAGTGGCGTCCACAGTTCCCTTCACAGGTAGGTGACTACTCGATTCAAGCTGGCTACGACCGTGACATGCAGAACAACCCGACTTTCGCTGATGTAGCGCTGACAGGTTCAGGCCCTCGCTACAACACTGGGGTTCTCTACAACTCAGGGGCTCGCTACAGCGGCCAACGCATGATCGAACCAACTAGCCTCAACATCCCAGGTGACTTCAAGCGAGCACAGAGGATCTACCGACACATCGCAGCGCGGGAGCCTGTAGAACTCGACAGCGAGGTGCTTTCAATCGAAGTACAGGGGCTTAGGTAATGCCGTTCGACATCATGCCCGTCAACGGTGGTGATCTGAACTCGATCGTCAACCAGATGAACCGCAACTTCGCCAAGCTCGACCAACAGACCGTGACTAAGAAGTTCGGTAAGGGCGACAACCAAGTAGTCATCGGCCGCGCTGGTGAGTACGTTGGCATGGTCGTGGGCGATGTCACGGGTGATGCGATCATCTATGGCCGCTACCAGGAAGACAGACTCGGCACCCTTCACATTCAGGACGGCATACCGACTGAACTCTCAGGGCAACACCCTGTAACTGGTGCGATGGGGCACTGGATAGCTCGTGCTGGCTTGAACGTCATCACTGAGCTAGGGGGCACATGGTAGATGCCCGCAACTTCTTACTGAACAGCGACTACCCGATGGATCAGATCGTCGGCTTCATGAGCGGATCTATGACTGTTGCGAATGGCGTACTGGACTCAGTAGACACTTCACACGGCCTGAGCTTCACACCGCTTCCTGTGGGCTCGTGGAGCTATCAAGCGGCCTTCGATACGTCTTACCCGACTGTCGTGGACTACAACGGCAACGGGGCACGCCCTAGCGTCAAGGTACAAGCCAACGGCTCAGTGCTGAGGGTGACGGTCAACAACAACACGGGCAGCTCGAAGACTATCTACTGGCGTGTCTTCTTCCTTCTGCCGTCAACCGTTGATCCTGACGTTTCATCGACCGCGCTTAGCTCGATCCCGCTTACGTTCAACTCTGACAACAACTACACGAAGCTGCTAAGCGAGGGCTACGTGACCTCAACCACCACTGTGAGTCACGGCCTCGGCTACCGTCCGCAGATTGCAGCGTGGGGACAGTACGGCACTGGATTTGTGGAAGAAGTAGAGCTATCTGACGCCCGCGCACCGATTACTGAAGCCATCGAAGTAACGACGACGGATCTCATCATCACGATGGGCGGAACGTACGTGGGTACTCACTACAGGATCTACGGAGACGCGGCATGACTAAGCCAAAGAGTTTCAACCTAAGCTCCGACTACGCGACAACCCAGAATGACGCGACTGGAACGCTTACCTACACCATCCCGGCAGGAACAGTGATCTTGAACGGCGCGACTGGTGTCTTTGAAGCTACTGGATTTCTCGGTACACGCAATGCCTACATCCGCACTCAAGCGGAGACATCGAACAACCCCGGTAAACGGTTCAGCTGCGCCACGATGATCTCTGATGCGAATATCAGCCTGTCAGGCGGTATTGGTGCTGTGCCTTGGCCTCTCTACCACTCTGTAGAACGCACATCAGCTACTTCATTGCGGGCTTACTGCGAGCTATTCAATAACACGGGACTTACCATGACGGTTACGACTGGCCAAACCATCACATGGGAAGTGAACACGTTTCTATCACCCTTCCCTAGTTAAATTGCACTATCCACACTTAAATGAACGTGTTATTCTAAAAGCATTAGGGCGGGTGCGGAGAAGCACTCAAAAAAATGGCTAGAAGCCTCGAACAAGTACTTGGAGAACTAGAATCGGGTTACGCCGGTACTCGTAGTATTTATCAGACGAAGCTTGACGCCATTCCTGGCGAGATTCAAAGTGGTATCGCTCAGGCGGATGCCAAGCTCGCAGAAGCGAACACGAACATCCTCGACGCATCTCGACGCCGGGGACTTGGTTTCTCTGGCATTCCCGTAGGGGAACAGGCGAAGTACGCCGCTACCGACTACGCCCCTGCGATCGCCAATCTGAAGTCAGCTGGTAAGAACCAAGAGCTAGGCATCCTCGAAGCGATGCAAGGGCTCGACCGTGACAAGCGTGCACAAGGTCAGAGCATCTACGACAGCGAGCTAGCCCGCGACTTCCAAGAACGACAGTTCGCAGAACAGATCCGACAGTTCAACGAGAATCTACGCGCTCAAGAGCGTGCAGCAGCCGCTTCACGCGCAGCAGCGGGCGGCGTTGACCTCTCTCGCTACTTAGGTGGCGGACAAGCGGCAGGTGGCAAGGCAGCAGGAAACAGCGGCCCTCAAATGGTCAACAACGGCGGATCATTCGCCTTCTCCAACGGCGGCAAGGCGATCACGGCTGCTCAGTACGCAAGTCTGACTGGCGCAGACCTCCGTGACGTGCTCTATCAGATGGGTACAGCCGGTGACAGGTCAGCGGCAGCTGCTTACAACCAGCTACGTACTAAGAACGGCAACGACCTCAATGCGACCCTCTCGATCATCGCCAAGGCTTCACCACACCTACTCGGCGGCTACAAGCCGTTCGCAGTGTCAGCACCTTCAGCCCCAACTAAATCGAATCCATCTCTCGTCAAGCCGACAACCAACATGCTCACATTGGGGGCAAGGTAATGGCCTGGCAGGACAGGGGGCCAATCGAGCTCCAAAAGGACAAGAAGAAAAAGGGCTTCCTTCTCGATCAAGTAAGTACAGGCGGTGGTATCGCTGGTGCCCTCGGTGGAGGAGCTACAGGAGCCGCAATCGGTACGGCGATCTTCCCTGGTGCTGGTACGGCAGTAGGTGGACTCCTCGGTGCACTCATCGGCGGCGGACTTGGATCTGCTGGTGGTGAGGCTACAGAGAACGCCATCACAGGCGACGACCTCGGCAAGAACGTGCTTCAAGAAGGACTCATCGGTGGAGTCACATCTCTACCTATTGGTGCTGGCTTGAAGCTTGCTCGCGCTGGTGCACAGGCTGCTACTGGACTCGGCAAGACCTCAGCAAGTGAACTCGTCCGACAAGCGGGCGCACAGACGGTCGGTAAGGGAACCGCTAAGAAATACGGACTCGAGCTGGGATCTAAAGCAACAGCCGGCGGACGTGCCGCTGACCTCGGATCAGACCTACAACGTCGTGCAGCTAATACCTCGAAGGTGTCAGACAGCTACACGCAGGAGCTTGGCATCGTGGATGCTCTCAACCGCAACGGCCTGACTGGTAGCGCATCAAACATGTACAAGAACCTCGATTCAACGCTTGGAGATCTGAGCGGCCAGATTCAGACGCAGCTCAGCACGATCACCCGCACCGTTCCGCGTGCAAACGTCATCAAGGGACTACAGAAGCGCGTGACTGACTCGCTCCCAGACGATCCGACCTTTGCGCGTGAACTTACTCGATCTCTCGAACGCCTCAACAAGTCAGGTAGTGGCAAAGTCACTGCATCAGAACTCTTCTCATTCAAGCAAGACCTCAGTTCACGCCTCAGTCCAGCCTTCAAGAAGATGGATCGCGGCGCACCTCTTACCGCTAAGGAAGAGGTTGACATGGCTCTCTGGCGCAGCCTGGACGACGACATTGCGAAGATCGCTCCTGGCGTCAAAGACCTCACGATGGATCAGAGCCGTCTCATCACTGCTCGACCAGGACTACAGACCGCATCCAACAAGACCGCGGGCATCCCACTTCTCGGTATCAAGTCTCAGAAGCTAGAACAAGGCATCCAAGCAACACAGAACCGTGCTGGTAGGGCGCTCGCTGGTGCTGCTGGCGCATCTGCCGCTACTGCCGGACAGGGCATCGTGCCGCTCACACTCCGTCAAGGACTTGGCCGCATGGTCGTACCGTCTGCTGAAACTGAAGATCCAACACTAGATGGCGCACTCGCAACCGCCGGCCAGACTCCGTTCATGGGTGACATGAGCCTCGATCAGGGCATGGTGGAACAACCAGCAGCTACGAACCCACTTGGTTACTCATCTATGGAACTATCACAGGCGCTCATGGCCGCTCTCGCAGCTGGTGACACTGATGCAGCTGAACAACTGGGAAGCATGTACGAGTTAGCTGCTGCTTACGAAGCCTCAGCAACCGAAGCAGAGAAGCCACTCAGCGCCGAAGCATCGAAGGTAGTAGGCAACGCCAACAGTGGCTTGCAGTCGCTCGATCAACTTGAAGCACTCATCAGCGGTGAAGGGGGAGTACCAAAGGGAACCCTCGTACCTGGCCGTGACCTCTTCGGTGGAGCAGTCGGCAACGCCCTCGGCACATCACAGTTCGACACAGTAAACCGCAACATCATCGACGTCATTACTCGTCTACGTACTGGTGCAGCCCTTACCGATCAGGAAGCTCGCTTCTACGCATCACAAGTACCACAGGCATTTGATACACCTGACGTGATTCAACTCAAGCTCCAAACCTTCCGTGACCTCTTCAACTCAGTGGCTACACGAACAGGATCAGCTGGTACTGATTTACAAGCAAGTACAGCGGCGTACTAGCCAAGAATGGCTGCTACGAGCCAAACGATTGCGAATATCACGATGATTGCAATGATCGTTGTCATGCCATTACTTATGCACACAGCCCTGGAATAGTCAATAAGTCTTCCCATGTAGCGCGGCATTTGTTATTCTGAGGATAACACCTGGGCGGGTGCACGAGGCATTAAATGAGCTTAGTTACCGTCCCACAAGCTAATCCGAACGATGAGATCACTGCTGAGTCTGTAAACGCGGGATCTAACGCCATTGCTGCCGTCGTCAACGGACAGCTCGATGATACGAACATCGCAAGCGTTAGCGGAACAAAGGTTGCCGCTGGAACAGTCCCGGCATCCGCACTTGATACCGCCGCAAACCCTGAGACTCGATTCTCTGAAACAGGAATTGACTTCGTTGCATCTGGCATCGTCTGGTCGGGAAACTCGTACGGTTCCACTCTCCTCGCTTCTATGACGGCTGGTGTCGTCTACATCAGCGGAAAGCGTCTCACGGTGTCCGCCGTTACGTCTCGCGCCTTCACAGCGTCTAAAGACACATACGTCGATGTGGACAACACGGGGACTATCTCTTACACAGAGGTAACTAACAACGCAGCTTCTCCGACACTCGCCGCCAACTCTTTACGTGTGGCAATTATCGTGACAGGCGCATCAAGTATTGCTAGTGCAGGATCAGTCAACCAAGGCGAAGTAGGCAAGGTACTACCTATCGCGTCTAGCTCGGCCTACTCAGTGGTTGACTCGCTTGGCAATTTGATCTGCAATCGTAATCCAGCTTACGCAACAATTGGCTACCGTCAGATCGTCGCAAACTTCACCTCGACGACTGTCTCATCAGATGTAGATGTCGCTCCTCTAGTCACGACCGTCAAAGTTCCGAGCGCCCGCAACAAGGTGAAGATCACGCTCACCCTCGGAACCTACGCAAACGGTAATACGACCTTTATCGTCAAGATCAAAGAAGGCTCCACCGTCCTTCAAACACTGGACGGCGCGACGCTCTATAGCGGATCAGTGACGGTATTCACCGACGCTACCGCTGGATCTCACACCTACAAGGCGGCGATCATTCAGACAGGTGCGGGGACGATGACCGTACGCGGCGCTGCTACGTCACCTTCAACCTTCCAGGTGGAGCTTGCGTAGATGGAAACAACGCAAGGATCAACCGCAGACCACGACCTACTAATTGAGGTCAATACCAACGTCAAGAACTTGGCGAACACGCTCAACGCTTATACCGACTCGAATAACCGGCTTACTCAAGATCACGAGCTACGCATTCGCGGCTTGGAAACTGAGATACAGCAGATGAAGGGTGCTCAGAAGTCACAGAAGAATCAGATGGCCGTCCTCGGCACGATCTTCGGCCTTGTCTCTGTAGTCATCACCATCGTTTTGTTTGTAAGAGGTGGCTAAACCATGAAGTCGCTCGAACAGTTCAAGACCGACACACTGGGGGGCACATACGGCAACCCAGGGACTAACACGTTCAAGGGTCAATGTGTCTCGTACGTTCGGCTTTACATGGAAGAAGTGCTGGGGATTAAGACTGCACCGTGGGGCAACGCAGTTGACTACTGGACAAACCCCAAGGTTCTAGAGCACTTCGATCGCATACCAAAAGGTCAGACTCCGAACGAGGGAGACATCCCAGTGTGGGAAGACGATGCAGGAGCATGGACGGGAGCCGCAGGACATATCGGAATCATCTACGGTCAAAGACTACTGAATCAGAACTTCAACGGAAGTCTCAAGGTCACGCTGAACAACATGTTTGAACCTGGACTACTTGGCTACCTAAGAAAGAAGGAGGAAGCAATGCCAAAGATTACAAGAGAACAGATCATATGGCACTACCGCCTCATTGCGGGTGTCGATCCAAACGCACAGGAGATTGCCAATTATGAGGGCAAGGACTACGAGTGGGTCACAGAACAACTCAAGCGTTACATCGCCAATGCAGGGCGAGGCTACAACGAGTACATTGCGACGACACAAAAGCAGATCGCGGAACTGGAAGCCGGATCGGAGTACATCAAAGTAAGTGAGCTCTATGTAAAGAAGGAGACTATATGACCTTAAATCTACCGTATCAAGTGCGCGCAGCTATCTACGTGATCGTGGTGATGGGAACCGCCATTCTCGTGCCGCTGAACGTCGCAGGAGTCGTCAGTGAAGTAGTCATGTCAGTGTGGACAAGCGTTGCCGGTGCTGCAAGTGCTCTAGCTGCACTCAATATCTCGAGGGCTGACTAGCCATGAGTAAGACTGCCGAAATCATCCGAGGCGACGACCAGACAATCAGCATCCCAGTATCAGGGCTCTTTGAAGATCTCACAGGTGCGACCGCCTACCTCTTCGTGCTTCCCAAGGACTCAGCGGTAAGTGACACCGTAATTGATCCAGCCGCTCTCATCACCTCAACGATCAGTCCCCTCACTGACGTTGACACACTCGACTTTGAACTCACCTCAGCAGCAGGTGACGCTTCGACACTTATCCCAGTAGGCACCTACGCCTGGTACGCCCGCGTAGAAGAAGCAGACAACACCGTCACGACCATTCGGTTTAAGCCCCGCCTTGTGGAGGTGACAGCTCCCGGCGACGAGGACTGCTAGATGCCGGCGGCTGATCCACAGCGCAATAACGTCACTGCTCAAGTGGTGACGCAGACTGTCAACGCTTCAGTTCGTACTACTCAGGTCACAGCTCAGGCGATTGTGGCTGGGCCAAAGGGCGACAAGGGAGACACGGGTGATACCGGCCCTCAAGGTGAGCCGGGTGCAACAGGCGCTCAAGGGGCACAAGGCATCCAAGGCATCCCAGGTGCTACGGGAGCTACTGGTGCGACAGGGGCTACTGGAGCAACAGGCGCACAGGGCGCGCAGGGCATACAGGGTGTGCCAGGAGCAGACGGCGCGGACGGAGTAGTCCAGTCAATCGTGGCCGGAACGAACATCACCGTAGACAGCACTGATCCAGCCAACCCAATCGTCAGTTCAGCGGGAGGTGGCGCGGTCACTTCAGTCAACGGCGCGACAGGCGTTGTGGTGCTCGATCAAGACGACGTGGGTGACGGCACTACTTACAAGCAGTACTCATCTACCGAGAAGACGAAGCTTGCTGGCATCGCCTCGGGCGCTACGGCTAACGACACGGATGCGAACCTGAAGAACCGGGCGAATCACACTGGTACTCAGACAGCAAGCACGATCTCTGACTTCTCAGCCGCAGCAGACGCACGAATTACTGCTGCTACAGGTGTCTCGGTTCAGGCATACGACTCAGATCTCACAACCATCGCAGGGCTGATCCCTACAACCGACAACTTCATGGTCGGCGCTTCAAGCGCTTGGGCTTCTCGTACTCCCGCACAAGCTAAGACATCACTAGCCCTCGTCAAAGGTGATGTAGGACTAGGGAACGTAGACAACACTTCAAATGCGACGGAACGCGCTGCTACAGCCACGCTCACTAACAAGACGATCAACGGCTCAAACAACACGATCACCAATGTGTCGCTCAGTACGGGAGTGACGGGGAATCTACCTGTTGCGAATCTGAACAGTGGTACGAGCGCATCATCATCTACCTTCTGGCGCGGTGATGGAACTTGGGCGGCACCCGCTGGCTCTGGTGACATGGTGCTCGCATCTGCTCAAACCAATACGGGAATCAAGACTTTCCTAACGGGAACGCTGCTCATGCGTGATCCGACTAACACGTTCTCATCAGAGCCATACTCAGACTCAAACCCTCCGTTCACTCTGAACCTGTCTGACCAAGCCCTCTCTCCGACGACACCTGTAGCGGGTCAATCAACCCTGTATACGACTGACGGAACCAACCTGAACTTAAAGGACAATGGCGGCACAACAGTTACCTTCGCGGATCTCTCATCAACGCAGACGCTCGCCGGCAAAACGCTCACTACGCCAACTATTAGCTCAACGGGCTTTACAAACGCTCAGCACGCTCACACAGGCGCAACAAGCGGCGGGCAACTAACCGACGCCGCACTTTCTAGCGCTGTGACCGTTTCTAAGGGCGGTACAGGCCGTGCAACGTCTACAACCGCATATGGACTCATTGCAGCAGGAACAACGGCCACAGGCGCTCACCAGACGCTTGCAGCTGGTGCCACGACGCAACTCTTGGTTGGTGGCGGTGCTTCAGCCCTACCCGTCTGGACGACGGCTACTGGCACTGGATCACCTGTTAGGGCGACAAGTCCGACGCTCACGACCCCGACTGTAGGTAGCGCTGGATATATCGCAGATGTGAACGGCAATGAACTCATTAAGTTCCCTACCACTGTGGCGAGTGCTGTCAATGAACTCACGATCTCAAACGCCGCGACTTTGGACATGCCGACAATTACCGCAACTGGTGGCGACACCAACATTTCAGTCAACATCGTAGGAAAGGGAACCGGCGCGCTTCTTGCAAACAGTGTTCTCGTCGCAACCGCCAGCAACACCCTTACCCTCTCGAATAAGAGCATCAGCGGTGCAAGCAACACCATCACAGGCATCACCTCTTCGGGCTTGAACCTGTCTAAGACAACTGACGCGAACGGCTGGACAGTGTATGACTACGGAAACTGGAAGCAATACACGAGGAACGTCGCTATTAGCACTGGATCTATCTCTGCTCAGAATGCCGCTAGTACCTCAACCTTCTCGCCACCTGTAGGCATCACGGATCTTTCGACCTTCAATGTGCTCGTGGGGCTCAGGGGAACCGGCTTCGACGCTAACCGCTGGTCGTACGCGCTTCAGCAGCGCAGTATGCCGACATCTCTCTTCGTCGAGGTATTCAACACTTGGACGGGTGGTGCGCTGACATTGACAGGTACATTCACCATCTGTATTCAGAGCTAGTCGCATAAGTGGTTTACCGTGGTGTACTCTCACGGCATGGCACGCAAAATCATCGAATCAGTACTTGACGACATCGACGGCACTGAAGGTGCTGAGACTGTCTCATTCAGCTATGCAGGGAAGTCTTACGAGATCGACCTCTCTGATGGCAACCGCAAGGCGCTTGAGAAGGCGCTTGACCCCTACATCAAGGCAGGGCGCTCATCGGGTGGAGGATCGCGCCGCACAAGCTCGCGCGGCTCTGCTCGCAATGACCTCTCAGCCATTCGCGCTTGGGCAAACGACAACGGCCACACAGTAAGTGAGCGCGGTCGTGTTCCTGCTAGCGTCATCGAGGCGTACGACGCCGCACACTAGCTTCCCCACTCTTTGAAGCCGATGGGCGGGCGCTTGCTGCCTGCGTTCTGATGCGCGGTGCGGCGGGTGTCCCGCTCAGCTTCTACCTCTGTAATCGGGCGACCGTACGTCTTACGGCTCATCTGAATCACACGCTGGGAAGTACCAGTGGGCTTTGCGGGCGCATGGCTACGGAGAGACACGGATGTCTGCCCGGTTGAGCTTGCCACCTTCGCAAGAGCTTCGTAGTTGGGAAGCATCTTAAAGTCCTCAGTATCGACGTGCTGATCGAACTCGGCGTTCCACGTACGGGCTTCATCGTTTGCCACTCGGAATACGACCTGAGTACGGGCGTTGTTGATAGCTGCCGCCTTCACCTCACGAGGTACACGGTCAGTGAAGTGCTGTGTCGCCATAGCTAGTCCGAGGTTGTGTTTACGTGCCCGACTAAGGAGGTCATCGAGCGGCACAGAGAGGCTTGAGGTCATCACCTGGAACTCGTCGAGGTAGAGAAAGTTGGGCTTCTCTGGCTGCATCTGCCGCGCCACGTTCCAAATTGAGTCCACAAAGATCGAGCCGAGGATCTTTGCTGTTACCTCGTCAGCGCCGGCCAGGTTGATAAGCACGACCTTGTTGTTCTCGAGTGCGTCCCTGATTGAAAAGGTTGACTGGCTCTGCCCGATGATGTTCCGTACCTCGGCACGGTTCACGATGTTCCATATGCGGTTGTAGAGCGGGGAGATATTACGCTCACGCTCTGACTTGTCGAAGCTCTGCCAGCGTTGCCACCACTCGCGGACATCCCTGTCACGCACGCCCTTGATGATCTCTTCCGCCCACTTCTGCTCCTCTGCTGTCTTTGGGTTCAGCAGCGGGATGATGTCAGGGAACGCAAGACCGCCGTGCTCTGCAAGCGTGTAGACACCGTGGAAGAGAAGCTGAGGCGTCCAAATACCCGTCGAGACATCAGGGAAGAGGTTGCTGAAGATCCGCATGATGCGGTCAGCTACAGAGCGCGGATTGCCCTGCTCAAGGATGTTGAAGCCAACCGGGTTCATCCTGTCTTCCATCACGTCGATCACGATGACGCGATCTTCATGTCCGGCAGGGATGGTGTTGATGACGCGACTGAACAACGTCTCGTCTGATCGGGAGTCTCCTGCATCGATTACGAAGACGCCGTAGCCCTCCTTGATGTCGTGAACGGCACCGTTCGCCAGGCCGACCGTCTTACCCGTTCCACTAGATCCCACGACGATCATGTGCTGAGTTGCGAACTCATAGGGGAGTGCGATGGGGCGCTCGTGACCCTCGAAGGTAGACGTACCGAGGGGGCGTCCAACAGCGGCCACATCAGCCGGGGCGAAGAGGGTACGGCTTGCTCCCTTGGGCAATCCGGCGACGTACGGCATACCGATAGGCCAGGAGATAACCCCCGCAAGTTCGGTGAGCTTGAACTGAGCGGGCATCTTGAACGGGCTTGCGGCTTCGTTCGCCTCGGTACTGAGCAGCTTGTTGTTCTTCCTTAGCTTGAAGTAGTTGGCCGAACTGTTCGCGCCGGCCAGGGCGGACTCAACCCGACGAACCAACTCCACGGCTCGAGCGTCAGTAGAAGCCTTCGTCATGATGCGGCCGATGGCGTGAAGGTTCTGTTCTTCCAACTTCTTACGGCGATCAGATAGTTCGTCATCAGTGGCAGACACGTGACCGAGGAGTGCACGGCGCACGTTGAACTCAGCGGAGGCAGCACCCTTGCGGGGAGGGCGCTCGAAAGGAGCGGGAGTAACTACCCACTGGATCAAGACAGTCTCATCATCACGGAGCGCCTGAACCGCACCCAGTAGTGAAGCGGCGAGATCAGCGTGCTTCTCGATGCGAAGTTGACGGCTCGGACTCGACATGCCCACTTCAGCACCAGTAGTCCAGTCGATCGTGGGACGGGAATCGTCCTTAGTAACAGTGATCCCGCGGCTGTGTACGCGGAGCTGTGTAGCGATGTACTCAGCCCCACGGGTGGGCGTCATCAAGCGGTGCGTGATGCCTGCAGAAGTAGCCCACGTTTCAAAGACCATTGCGTCGTACGTGAAGGGATCACGGTCACGCTTGGGAAGGGTGCCACAAACAGACCTGAGCCACGCAAGAACGCGGTCAGCATCCAGTTCGGTCGGGAACGTCACGCTGTAGATGTCGCGTTTCAGATCCCGTATGGCTTGAGTCTTGAGTCTCATAACCTGCCCTCACTTTGAATGGTCGGTTGTTGTAATGCAATAGCGATCAGAAGTGGCTACGGCGGCTTGCGAAGAAGCGCCAGACGTTGATCCCGACGAACACGATCCCGCCTACCAGCACGATGACCGCGATGATCCACAGGTACGGCGCGAGCAGAGAAGTGATGATGCTCAGTGCGATGCACCAGGCAACGACAAGCCAGAGAATGCCCCACGCCTTATTCACGGGCGCTCTCCGAACTCGCGGAGGAGCTTGGCGGCGACTTCCTTCTGCGTACGGGTGTCGATGATGTCCTGGCGCATCTGTGCCTCGATCGCACGCTTGCGGTCGAACTGGGCCTTGCGCTTCGTCGACCAGATGCTCAGGGGCACGAGGACGACGACGGCGAGGATGAGAATAAGGAAGATGGCGTTGCTGTCCATGATGGTTCCCTTCTAGTGGGGGCTACTTGCCCCAGTTGTCCGAGTACTCCTCGTACTCGTCTGTGTCGGTTGATTCGACAGAGCTAACGACCTGGCCGGCACCGTCGCGCTGAACGGTGATGATGTGGCGACGGGCTCGAGAGCCTGCCCGATGGTGCTGTTGAACAGGCCATCCAGCCAGGTCACGGAGGTACGCAGCGGCGGCTGGGTCAAGCGCTTCGTCCTTCTTGCCCTTGAAGATCTCGATCAGCTTTCGCATCTGCGTCTCCTTGTCGGTGGGTTCTAGATGAAGCATTACTGCATGTTCGCTACATGTCAAGTATCTGCACCCATTGTGCATGCAGGGCACATGCAGCTATCTTGTAGGGCATGACATCCGACCACGAAGACCCACGAGTCCGGCTTCTGTACAAGCTGGCGCACTCAGACCGATACGGCGCATCCAGTGCGCTCAACCACGGCGACACGGACGGACTGTTCCCTGAAGCTCCGTGGGGCAAGCTCTCCGGGCAGCTCATGGAGGCAGCAGAACTCAGCCCCGGCGATCCCCACTGCATCGCTGCTCTCAATGCCCTGGGGCTGAGTGGAGCGCCTGTTGAGGGGTCGGACAGCTTCTCAGTGCTGCCGACGCTGGGGGCACGCAGGGAGTACATCATGCCGATTCTCGGCGTCTCTCTGCGGACGCTCATCAACTACGAGAACAGCGGCTTCGAGAAGATCATCCGCAACTACGATGCCCTGCGAGGGGTGCGGGAGGCAGACCCCATGGAACGGCGAATCCGTCAGATCGAGAACGTACTAGCGGGGTTGATCGAGTCGCTTCCGCCTGACATCTACTGGTCGCTGGAAGAGCATGGATCGTTGCTCAATGACTTCCTGAAAGAGGTTCGTGACCGCCAGGGCGTACCGCCGAAGAAGTAGAAGCTTGCGACGTTTAGGCGTACGATGAGCGATCTGCTTGCTCTCCAAAACGTAGCTATTGACGAGAGGGGCAGCACCCCTCATAATCAACAGCCAGTAAGCGGAGAAACCCCTGATGAAACCCCAAATTGGAGCCTATTGCCGTATCTCGTATGACCGCGACGGTCGAGAGCTTGGCATCGAACGTCAACTAGCAGACCTCACATCCCTCGCAGATAAGCGCGGATGGGAGATTGCGGCCACCTTCATCGACAACGATGTGAGCGCCTTCAACAAGTCGATTACCCGTCCTGCCTTCGAGCAGCTGTATGACCGCCTCAAGAGCGACAAGACCTTGGGTATTGCTTCGTACGATCTAGACCGCCTGTGGCGTCAGCCGAGGGATCTTGAGCGCATCATCGACCTTTACGAGAACACCAAGCGTCCGTTCGCCACTATCCAGGGTGACGTTGATCTCTCCACTTCAAACGGCCGAGCTATGGCGCGGGTGATGGTGGCCTTCGCCAACAAGTCCAGCGAGGACACTGCCCGTCGCATCAAGCGCAAGATCCAAGAGCAAGCCGAGAACGGCCAGCCTCACTGGGGTAAGCGTCCATATGGCTACAACCTTGACGGCACGCTCGATCCCGAAGAAGCTCCTGTGGTCAGGCGTATCGGTGAGCAGTTCTTGAATGGGTACAGCTACCGGGACATCACCTACCGACTGAACGAGGACGGCATCTTCAGTCGTGCCGGCAAACCGTGGACGGTCGGCAATATCCGTCGCTTCATGGTGGCTGAGCGCTTCGCTGCTATCCGTTTGCATGATGGCGTGGAGTACGTCGGATCTTGGACACCCATCTTTACCCGTGATGAGTGGGCGCGGATTCAACACCTCGTCAAGGCTCGTAAGGAGCCGTACGCAGATCGCCCGAAGGCCAAGAAGTACCTGCTTACAGGGATGCTCTACTGCGCCTGTGGTGGCTTCCTGCACGGCATGACCAAGCGTGACGGAAAGATGAAGAGCTTGCCGGAAGGAAGACTGCGGCGTACCTACCAGTGCCCTAGTTCAAGCGCCACAGAGCGACGTACCAAGAACTGCGCTTCTACGACGGTGGGGGCAGAGCCTCTAGAGCACTTCCTCAAAGAGGCGATCATCATGCGGCTGGACAGCCCTGAGCTTGCTTCGTACCTAGCTGAGGATGCTTCCGGCAATGAGCAGCTACCTGCGCTCCTGGCTGAGCGGGCGGAAGTGGACGCCAGCCTCAACGAACTAGCGAGTGACTACTACACGCACAAGCTTCTGAGTCGGGATGAGTTCTTTGCCGCTAGAGGCAGCACACAAGGCCGTCTGAGGGCTTTGGATCGCACGATTGACTCATTGCGCGTATCGCGCTTCAAGCTCGATCTGAGCGCCGGAGAAACGGTGAGACAAGCATGGGATGAGCGCCCTGATAGCTGGCGTCGTGAACTGATGGAAGTCCTCATTGAGAAGGTTGTCATCAATAAGAGTTCGATGAAGCCGTATTACGTCTTTGACAACAAGAAGACCCGATTCGATGCGAACCGGGTTGAGATTGCTTGGAAGGTTTAGATGTGCGGGATGTATTCGGTCATAGAAGGCTAGCCGCCTTCTTTAGCGCTGCTTTGCTCTTGACCTTCAAAGGGACGCCGCTCTTTGCGGTTGATTCCTTCAGATAAGTCTTCATATCAGCGCTATTCATGTGTGCATCTATTTTACCTCATAAGCCATTGACTTTAAATAGCAATTCTTCATACTCAGGGCAGATAGGCGCAAACCCGCGTTTATCACACCGATGAGAGGAGCCAGAGATGGCCTTCAAGAGCATCCGCGTGTCGGATCTCACTGGTGCGGAGGGCACCGATGAGGAGTTCGTCTCCGTCATCGTGCGCAAGCACCCGGCGATCGAAGAGGCAGTTGTCTTCGACGCCAAGCCCGAGGAGCTGAAGGGGCTGAAGAGCGCCGACCAGCTCGTCATCCTGGAGATCAAGAACGGCGGGGAGCCGACGCAGGTCGTCACCACGCTGGCCGACTTCTCCAAGCTCTCGCCCAACATCGCGGACGTTCTCAAGAACGCGCCCGGTGTGCGGGGGCGTCGCCCCGGTTTTCGTCCTGCATCCAAGGACTGAGAGCCACCATCGCCCCTGCCCGTCGCTAGAGCCCACGAGGTTCGCGACGGGCAGGGGACACTAATTTCTGTGGATAACCATGTTCGACACATGTCTGAGATGGTCTGATAATTGAAGAGGCCGGAAGCGTTGATAGCTTCCGGCCTTCTCCACGTTCAGGCAGCGAGTACACGGACGTTGGCAGCGAGAGTCCACCTCTCGTACAGCCCTAACGCCGCGTTGCACGCCTCGAAGTAGTTGTCGAAGCGCGCCTGGTTGCCGTACCACTTGCCCGCCTCTTCATGCGTCTCGACCTCGTACTTGTAGAGATCGGACTTCAGAATCAGCGTGACGAGTTCGTCGGGCACGTCCTGCGTCTCGCCTTCCTCGTCGTCGGGCAGACCGATGAGCACGACGTTGCCGACAAGGACTTCCCGTCCGTGCGTGGCACGGTGGTTCACCCAGAGCAACAGCGTGGCTCGCCGGTTCTGAGGGAGGTCTTGCAACTTCCCTTCCTCGTTGACGTAGATCGTGGCGGGCGGCGTCTCGATGTCGATCGGCTCAATCCAGCCACCGACCGCTTCTTGATAGTCGGTCAGCTGGCCGAAGAGTCGGAACTCCAAGGGTGCCGCTTCGTCTGCCGGAATGTAGATGCCCCAAGGCATGGGGATCACCTTCTCTCTTGATCGTGGATTGTGCTCTGAGTCCGGGTCGGGCTCAGAGTTCATGCCGCGATCAGAGGTGTCGTAACTCTGGTGCCTCTGGGAAGTACTTGTTGGTGATGGGTTGATGCCGAGTCATCGGTCCACGTGCCATTGCGAAGTGTCCTAGCGCCCTCAGCATGTGATCTCGATGCGCTTGGCGCTGCTCAACCAGTTCGGCGTCGCTGAGTTGGCGAGCCTCGTAGTAGTGCCACCCGCGCCAGAGACTTGAGTCCTTCACGTTCTGGTCGTACTGGGAGAGGTGCTTCTCATCCGCCAGTGAAAGGTCGATAAAACGGATCTGCCGCTTGTCCAGGTTGATCTGCTCGAACATCGCCGTGGCGTGTTCTCGGAGGAACCGACGACCTTGCATGAAGTAGAGATCGTCAATGCTGAACAACTCCCCATCCGCGTGAGAACGATCGTCAAAGGGTAGTTCTGTGAAGTTCTCCATCCTCGATGCCACTCACCAGGGTGGGCTTGATGAGCAGCATCTAGGAGTCGAGGGGGTGTAGTGGAGTCCCCTCGACTAAACAAGGAAGGACAGGCGAAGGAGGGAAGCTCGATCACCTGCCCACCAACTCGCTCGTCCGCTCACCTCCGGGGTAAGGCAGAGGAGAGAACACCATGACGAGCGAGTAGGTGGAACCTACGAGAGGTTCCTTAGATTCAAGGTGCGCCCGGTCGTGCTTCGTTGCACACGTACGTCTAACGGTTCGACGCTGGCCGGGTTGCTCTAGCTAATCTCCGAGCCGAGGCAAAGAGGTAGAGCGTGGTCACCGAACATGCGAGTAGTAGGGGACTTCTATACTGCTCTACTCTTCTGCTGATGACCGCTTCCTTAGGCAATGACTCAAAGCCGATACCTTGAAGCGCTATTTCATTGGGTCGATTACTCATATTCCCGGCGCTTATTGTGACGGTTTCGTCCATCAAAATCAACGCCATTTGGTGTGCCCGGTTTATCCACACCTGTACCGGGTCTTCAGGAATCTCGATCATCGTCCTCTTCCCGCCCTGCTTTGAGGATCTTGGTCGAGACATTCAGGATGCGTCGATACGTCACTTCGGTCGGCTGCTCTTGCTTCATCCATGACTGGCAGTAGCCACGGCTGACTGTCGCTGTCTCGTCGTCCAGCTCATCGAACTCGTTCAACGTCAGGAACGCTGTGGCCTCTGCCTCGAACTCCATAGCTCCACGGTGCGTCTGGTAGGTCTGTAGCCCTTCAGGAGTCGTGTGGCCGTGCTCTACGTGACTGATCTCGTGCAGCAGCGTGCGGAGTGGGTACGGGGCGAGTGGGTTGATGGCGATGTCTCGCCCTACCGCATATCCACCTTTGTTGCCGTCGTAGTCGCTGAACTTGACCAGGTTGATCCCCAGTACTCCAAGCGCACGTTCCTTGCTCCATCCGCGTGGTTCTACTTCGGGTAGCTCCTCGCCGGCTGTTTGGCTATAAGCGAAGAGTGCCTTGACCACCTTGAAACGGCGGATCATGCGGTCGTCCTCTTCTTCGTTCTTGGCTTCGATCCTTACTTGGATCGGCCGCAGAACTGAGTACGCCTTTTCTCCTCGCTGAACCTGACGCCCTAGCTCTGTCCACTTCCTGTAGGTGGCTACGGGTTCTGGTGGGCATCCCTGCATCATCAAGAACGCAACATTACGAGGCGAATAATCCCACAGACGATTGTAAGTGTTGCCTACTGACCCCTCAGCGGTGAGGAGGGTGTCGAACATCTCACGGGAGCTTGGGACTTCGAGGGTTGGGCGGGTAAGAGTCTCACTCATACCACCTCCTCTTCAAGCTCGTTCCCTACGTCGTGGAACCATCGCCCGATACTTGTGGCTTCCGGCCATGGGCTTGTCTCATCCAGCCTATGATCCAGCATCGTCATGATCGCGGTGTGGTCGGCTAGGGCATGAAGCACTACTGCGACCTGCTGTGGAGTAATGACCCCAGTGTCCGTGTAACGTCTGCGATAGTTGACTTGCTGCATCAACCTTTCGCTAGCGGGTACTCCCGCCACCATTGGTCTATTCATCCCAGTCCTCCATATTTAGTTGTTCAAGCACCTCCTTCGGCAGCATGTCCAAGTGATCTTTGATTAGGTGCTGCATCTCGCTGTCGTCATTGACAACCATGCTCATTGCGTTGTCCGCGAACTCATCAACGTCATCCGGGTAGCGACCCATGATGTTCTGAAAGATGATGAGGCAGGCAATAGCAGCCCACGACACCTCAGATGCGTTCCGGCCATAGCGACTGCATGGCACGTCGAGGTTGTCCCCGGTGAGGAACGTGTGCCACTGCTCGATGGTGCGGCCTGAAAGATCCTCGATGACTACTTCTGTCTCAGCCGGTGGTGCAACAACCGCGTCAGGGCGACGTACGCCGATAGCAACTATCGCGGCACGCCTGGCGATGATGTGGCGACGGATAGCCGCTTCATCTATGTAGCCCTCGTTCGCGTCAACGTAGTCCTCTAGCTGGTCGAGTTCATCCGTACGAGCTTCGACAGGCAGATAGCGAGCTTGATCTATTGGGAAGTAGTCAGGGCGGGGAGGGAACTCGCTCATGGGCGCTTCCCCTTCGGATAGATCTGCACCCCCTCGCCTTCCTCTCCCTGCCAGCTATGCCATGTCATTCCACGTGCTCCAAGGCGACGGGTTAGTTCTCGACTAGCTGCTTCGGGATAGATTGGGTGTAGGTAGTGCTCGATCAGTTCCTCTTCGGATAGCTGCTCGAGGCGTGGGTCGGGTTTTGGTTCACTCTCGTTGCCTAGAAGCTCGCTCATCGCAGACTCCTACGAAAGCTCACGACTCCTACGATCAGTAGCACGGCTTGCACGACAATGATTGCGACGGCTGTAAGAACGCAGACCCATCCAAGGAAGCCCTGGTCATGTGTGATGCGCTGAATGGCGAGCAATGCTTGCGCCGGGATCATTAGTATGAGGCTTATTAGTATGTACTTCATTCATAGTTCTCCTATTTAGTTATGGTTACTCTGACTGGCTCGCAGTCCAGCCAGAGCTGTTACTAGGCTTCAATGTTTGACAACTGGTCAAGATGCACAGTCTCGTAGCGAGCTTTGAAACATTCATGCAGCGCCGTCAAATATCGCCACCTCTGTTGACCCCTGTTGCTTGACTTCGGCAGATTTCATGGTGTGAAAGTGCGACGTAATGCCACCCCTGTCCACTACGTCGCACAATGTGTGGTGTACGACGCAACGTTTTCTTCGAGGTATTGACATTGGAGTCAATCGTGGTGATGTTTAGGCGCTTGTCTTCGCCTTACCGCGTCGGCTGATGAATCCGCCCTTGGCTGAGATCTCTCGAAACTTCTCAGGGTCGGTGTCTCGCACGTAGGCGAACCCAGCTGGTGCAGTCTTAGGTGTCTTACCACCGATCCTTCCGAGCTTCTTGAAGTGGTCAGGATCACGAGCCAGGATCTTCGCTACAGCCTTACGTGCGCCTTCCTTGGTTTGCGGCATTATGCGGCCTTCTTAGCTGCCCAGTACGCGCTCATCCGTGCGCTGTGAGCTTTACGTCGTTCTTCGCTCCATGTAGCGCTCGGCTCACGGCTGAGCAGAATAGTGCGGTAGTCGGCTGTCTTCTTAGCCTTCGCCGGCTTCGCTGCCTTGAACGCTTCCCACTGGTCGAGTTCTTCGCGGGTCATGTACTGAGGTTCTACTGCGAAGACTTCAACGAAGAAGCTTGGCTGGTTCTCTATCAGTGAGCGGTCGGGGAATCTGAAGTTGCCGCTCTTGTCAGTTCCCTTGATGTGCTCCCGAGTGATGAGGGTGTACGGCTGAGTTCCGTCTTCACAGTCCTCTTGCATGATCGCGCCCTTGCTGATGCCGGGAGTTTCCTTGATTAGTTTGAATGTTCGTCGTGCCACTGGTGCACCTCCTTCTGTTAATAGTTGTAAGTACTGCTCATCATTGGTGTCGTCGACCGACGACGATTCAACGTCCCATCGGATGTGAATGTTCGCTCGATCCCCAAAATATCTGGGCTCGATTGCGACTATTGTCCCTCCCTCGTATCTGTCCCTAGTGACGCGATCTCCTACCTTGAACTCAGTCATCTAGTTGCCCTCCACTGAGAGCGCCTGTACTGCTCGCTCAATGCGGCCACGGAAGATCCAGCCGATGAATGGTGTACCAGCGATAGCCATAGCCTTCGCGTTCACGATTGATACACGGGCTTCTAGGTCACGGAACTCGCCACGGGTAGGTGTCTTGTCAAGATTGTTGAGAGCTTCAGCAATACGCTTCGTCGCTCGTTCCTCACGGCGCTCCACGATGCTTACAGGCTTTAGTCCTGCACTCTTAGCACGTTCGATACGGTCACGTCGTCGTGCCCGATCACGGATGCTGAGGTTCGGCTTGAAGCCTTCCTTGAAGTTCCGCCAGGTGACGTAGTTGTCTACGTTGTTTACTGAGCTGGTACTGACGTGGTGGCTCTCAGCGATTGAGTGCTGTGTCAGGTACGGGTGGTTGCGTAAGTCCTTTGCGATGAGCTTGAACTTGTTTTCTGTGAGTCGTTTTCCTCTACTCATTGTTGGTTGTCCTTGGGCTCGTGCCCGGTTAGTTTAAAATGGCATCCCGAGTGGATAGCGCTCAGCGCACATCCGGCAGGCCAGTAGTCCGTGGTGGAGTTTTACGTAGGTTCGGTCGGCACAGTTGTGACAGATGCCCTCGGTGAACCCTGCTGCTATCAGCGTGTCGATCTGTAGCTCATTGGTAACGATGGCACCTTCAGCGTCCATCTCCTCTTCCTTGGAGCCGATGTACTCGTCCTCGTTCATTACGCTTCTCCCATGTCGTCATAGAAGTAGTCGTTGATCGCGTCGTAGTTGTGCTTCATTACGCGTCCTCGAGTTCGTTGAGCTTGTCGATGACCAGGGAGGCGTCAGAGCTTGTCTTGACAGCCGCCATCGTCTTCTTGATCCACTCGTCGTCTTTGCCCTTTTGGACTGCGAGGTTGTGGATGAAGTTGAGCTGCTTCTCTGATGGCACGCGGTTGGTGGATGCTTCGTAGGTGTTACCGCTACGCGGTGCTGGTGGTGTATTTCCCGCAGCGCCGTCGTCGTCCTCGTCTGCTACTAATCCGAGCACTGCCATGACGCCGTAGCGACGTGCATAGGTGATTGCTGAGCCTTGTCCCTGGGGATCTTGCTTAGTGAGAAGTAGTAGCTGCGTGTCTTCGATGAGTTGCCCGGACTCGTGAATCAGGATCGTGCGTAGTGCACTCTGCCCGTCCACTGTCGATGGGAACTGAGTCACTGCGAGCTTGTGCTTCGCCAAGAGCGGCTGAACAGCCTTCATGACCTCTGGGAGCGGTGCGTAGCTCGACTTGAAAAAGGGGTTCTCTGCTGACTTCGATACTGGGCTTAGATCACCTTGTAGGGCGACGAGAGCCGGTGCCAGCTTGTCTAGATTAGAGTCCATATACGGCAGTCCTCAGACCGCGCTTCACGGCTTCTAGTTGGCGTTGCTTTGGTGTACGAAAGTCACGGCGTACTGCGGTGTATAGCGCCTGGTGACGTGCTACTTCGCGGGTCGTGATGTCCCGGATGCGTTTGCTATTCCTTCGTCGTTGCTCCTTGAGTGTCATGGTTCTTTTCCTTGTTTAGTTGTTCATAGATTGCGGCGAGTTCACTTTGCTTCGTGCGGTAGAAGTTCGAGCCGTTCATCGTAAGGTTCATGATGATGGTTGCTTGAGAGATCTTCTTGCCGATGCGGGTGGACTCGCGTGCAGCGAACTCTTCGAGTGCTGCGTTGTAGTTGGCCGGGAAGCGAAATGACGATTGCGGTGATGTTATACCTGTTGTCTTTTTCGGTCGCTTCCATAAGTTTGATGCTGTCATGTGTAAGTAGTTCCTATAGTGCTTCCCTCCTATTATGGTTTGTTACTGCTTAGCTAGTCGCATCCGGCGTTTGTATTTGTTGCCGCGCTTTTGCTGTGCCTTAGTATGGACAAAGCGCATTAAATTGTCAATACAATTATTTGACATGCCTGTATATAAGCTAGGCCGTATCAGATGACGTGTGCATGGACGTGTGGGTGTTGTGGGTTTCGCTACACCTGGATGCCGCGCCAGGACTGGGATCGCGGGCAACTTGACGCGCGTACTCTGTTCCCTCACACTCACTTACATGTTGACCCTCGATCGTGACCGTCAGATTGTCATGTCAGTCGCTCGCTTCCAGCAACTTTCAGCTGGACACCTGCGCTCGATGCTGTTTGACGATCTCGCTTCACAGACGCCCTTAGACAGGGCTTTGAAGCGTTTGGTGGATCGGAAGTACCTGGCACGCATAGAACGGCGCATGGTGGGCGGAAAGGGGGCAGGGAGTGGTCAGTACGTCTACCAGCTGGGTAGGCAGGGCTGGTTGCTGGCAGGCAGGGAGAAGAAGTACTGGCCGTTTCGGGCAGTGGACTATCACACCCTGGCTATTGCCGATGCCTTTGTAGAGGTACTGGAACTACAGCACCGTGGGCGCATCGAGATATTGAACTACATCACGGAGCCTGAGACACGTACGCATATCGGGGGAGTGGAGCTACGCCCCGACCTGACGCTAGAGGTAGACGACCTTTTGAACGGGCGCACCGTGACGCTTTGGGTAGAGGTGGACATGGGTACGGAGCGCCTGAGTGTTATCAAAGCAAAGCTGGCATCGTATTGGCACGCCTATGAGAACGCTCCTGAGAGCCTTCGCGTGTTCCCGCAAGTGCTATTCCTAGCAGCAGACAATGACCGGGCAAAAGAACTGCGCTGGGCGGTAGAGCAGGGGAGTAGGGAAGCACAGGGGTTGTTTGTCGTATCTACTGTGCGCGAGTTCGCAGGGTTGTACTTCTCCTAGTAGTTGTTGACTATTCTGCAACGTATTTGTATTGACGATTCAAGATAAGAAGCGCATAATGAGGGCATAACTAAACAAGGATAGTTGAAATGCAGACAAAGCTAGAACAAGAGATCATGCGCCTCAAGCCGGAATTGGACGCAGAACAAGTGCACAACCTGGCATTGGACATCGGAGAGTACTGGATTGATGGTTGTCTACCGGATGTACTCGAGGCGATGTCGTGATGGTCGACACTGAAACGACGAAGCCCATGAGCGATCAGGAGATCCAAGCCTCGGCTCAGCGTCTGCAAGAGTCAGTTACACCCGCCGCAATCGCTGAGTGGCTAGATGGATGGCAATCAATGTCCCCTGAGCACGCACAGTACCCGCTCAGGGCAGATCAGATCCGAATCGGTGAACGTGCGCTAGTCGTCGGGAATGATCGGCCATGATCGTCAACACTCGCTATGGGAAGACGGAAACAACAACGGGAGAGATCCTCGACCTCTCCCGTTTGTCTTACCCACCTACTCGTACCAAGTACAACCGTCCAGTACGCCGCTATCAACCTCGCCGCCGGCTACGTCCTATAGATGACCTTGTTCTAAGCCTCTGCGGTTTCCTGGTTGCTGTTGCCTTCTTCTTGGCGACGGCTGTATGGCCAGCTTGATCGCTTGTTCTGGCCGTTCTGTCTCGACCAGCTATTCCACTGCTGCTGTAGCGTCTGGTCGTGTGCAATACCAATAGCGATCTCTTCGGGTGTCTTATCCCTACGAGAAGCGCTCTCAGGCACATCTATCCAGTTACCTGTAAGGCCGAGGGGATCGTGTTTGTTTGCCATCCTTTTCATTCTGCCCTGAGTATGCAGATGACGCTTGTGTTTTGCAATAGCGATTGACTGAATTGTATGAGTGTGAGTAAATAGACGCACCCACGATGCCATCTAGAACCGGTGTCATGGGGGTATAAGAAAAGCCCCGCGGGTAGCGGAGCTTCGACACCATCTAGAACTTGCCCTTATTGTAGCAAGTCTGATGTCTTATGCAAATACTTTTACAACAAACTGTATGCCGTAACCCCTCCTCTCTGAGACGAAAAATGAAGCCAAGGCCACAGGAACTTTGATAATAGCGCTAAAACTAGGCTCTGATAGATAGCCCCCTGTTACGTCAACCTAGTCTATGCGGTGCGATTACAAGTTCGGTTGTTCCCCTGAGTAGTTCGGTATGCAAAAGGGCTTAGGAACGGGTAGAAGGTTTGACAATTAGGGGTAGAGAAGAGGGTCAGATAAGCGTTTCCTAGGTAAGACGTGAAGCGAGGCTCCCAAACGCGAGTGACTTGCACCCTCTTCCTTGCTCCTAAGCCCCAACATCCTTTAGCTAGGTAAGGGGGGCTTTATGGGTTGACGTTTGCTGTTCCTACCCGCACATTTAGTAGTAGATGAACCAGCCACTACCCGTATCAATCTACAAACACTGGGCAGGGGCATTAGGTTTGTTCTTGATCGGTACTGCTTCACTCCTCCTCGTCTTCTGGGCACTGGCGATGTCCTACGAGTTCATGTGGGGTGATCCCTGGCTGATGTTTCTTATCTCTGTACTCATCGTGTTCGTCATTGCTGCTATTACTGGCATCTCTATCTACGTCTACTACCTGAGCTACTTCAAGCTGTCTGATGCTGGGATTACCGTCGTGAAGTGGTCAACGCTCTTTCACAGTCAGACCACCACGACCGAGTGGAGCGACATACAGGACGTAAGCGCTGTGAAGTCTGGGATCTTCGCGCAGCTCTTACCATTCGGAACAGTCAACGTACAGACCTCGGGGACGCTACAGAACCTCCGTATGACTTTTACGCCGGATGCTGACTATTGGCGCGAGGTGGTTGCTTACTATGCAGATCAGGCGACCACTTAGTTATCCACAATAGCTGTAAAACGTATTGACAAATCGTGCATAGAAGCGCATACTCATGACAGCTTATAGCGAACATTTACAACTCGAATGAAGACATGGGCACATAAGCAAGTAGGCACTTACCGAAAATGCTGGCAAGGTATAGACCAGCTAGGGTCGAAAGCTTGTGTGCACTTCATGGCTATGTAAGTGGTTTCGGGCGCTCAGAAGCTCAAAGCTAGACCGGTTGGCGCTGTAAAGGGTCCGTTGACACCTTCAGTGCTTCGAGCGCACCGCATCCGCTTACATAGACCAGCGCTACTTGTTGCTCAGCATCAGCCACTGAGAGGCAAATGGGGTGTAAAGCAAGTAGCGAGCTAGTAGTCATGGGTTGTTAACTTACCTGGACCGCTACTAGCTTCCATGCCTTCATTCGACAAAGCAAGTTGCCCATAGTCCGTGAGGCGTCGCCTCGGCAACTTGCCAAAATTTAGCTTAGAACTTGCTACTTCCACGGGGGATACAATCCCCGCTCGAATTTCGCGGGAGACCTTCTGTCTCCCGTGGAGGTAACAGATGACATTACATGAAATAGCGCTTTGGGCACTGATATTAACCCCCGTGTTTTGGTTGATTGCTGGGGGAGTAATCCTGTGGAGAATATTCAAACGGTAATAAATCACAACTAAACAAGGAGAACCATCATGGCGGAAGTCATCACAATCAAACGGCTCACAGCTGCATCACTCGTAGCGTTCACTGTATTCAGTGCTGGCATTATCTACACGTTTGATTCAGTAGCTCGCAGTACACAGGAAGCAACCACCGTACAAACGGTGGCACCGACTGAGCCTGTCGCAGAAGCTATAGAGCCCACGGTCGAAGTCGTTGAGACTCCCGAGGCAGAAACCTCACCTATAGTCATTGAGACGCCCGCTGAGGACGTTCCACCAACAGAACCGACTGTGAGTCCATTCACCGCTGAGATGACAGCAGCCGGCCTTTCTGAGGCAGACCAGCCGATCGTACGTGTTCTTACTCTGAATGGTTCAGCGTGGAACCTAGAGCACTGTGGATGCCGGATCTCTACCCTCGCTACTGCATACAACCCTGTAGGCCGCTTCCAGCTCATCAACTTCTACCGAGCTAGTCACTACGCAACCTGGGCAGATGCCCTCGCGCAGTTTGAAGCAACGGGGAGGTGGTAGGTGTGCTCCTACTCAGGCTGCAATCGAGACATAGTATTCGGATCTAGCTATTGCTGGGGGCACTACGCAGGTATATGTGCGGGCTTGGCGGCTGTTCCTACTAGCAGCCTTGACGCCCTGTTGAAAAAGTTGGCGGGGACGCAATAGTGCCAGCTACTCACATGTGCGCCGAGTGCGGCAAACAGTTTGTGCGCTACGACACCATTCAGAAGCTTTGTGGCGTGTGTTCAATCGCTAAGGCGAAAGAGGACCCAGCCAAGCCCCGTAAGGCGATCAAGCAAGAGGGTAAGCAAGCCGAGACGTGGCGAGTCTTCCGCGACAAGGTAGCTATCCCATACCTAGATAACAAGTACGGACACATCTGCTCAGTACGAGGCTGCTCTGAAACCGAGAACCTAGATGTCGACCACATCAAACCTAGAGGCTCACACCCTGAGCTACGACTTGACGTGAAGAACCTCCGCTATCTATGCCGCGCTCATCACATCGAACGTACCGGTGTCCCTAAGTGGACGAAGAAGGAGGCAGCATGACACACAAGGAGATTTTAGAGAAGGCAATACAGAAGGCTATTGAGGGTGGGTGGAGACCATGGTGGTTTCGTGCCTACATGCTCGTATCTGACCCATCACAAAAGACGCTTGAACACATGGCGCATACGACAATAGAGAAAATGCCATGTGTTGAGTTTCTCATCTTCAACCACGACTTCGCTAAGGCGTTGTGGGGTGAGACAGCTGTACAGCCCATGACGGGTAAGAAACCTCAAGTCTCGGAGAAGGATGGCGTCATCTCAGTTGACTTCCAGATTGAGCGATACAAGTATCACCTTCAACAGATGGTCATATCAGACGACCCGCTCAAGTACCTCGGAGACAACATGTGAGTGAGTTTGAACCTACCGCTGACTTCGAGAGCCGCGAGGAGTTTGAACTCAACCAGAGTCATCTTGACCGTGAGATAGCGCGCAAGTTCGGGCATTACACAATCGAGCAACTTGCACGGAGGATCGAGCGAGCTAAGCCGTTCGACTACGACGACGAGGCATACGAACTCAACCGTCGCCTAAAAGCACTCGGCAACACGGCCTGGAAGTTCGTGAACAGGGACGGCTTTGACGCGGTGGTGATCTATGAGATCGAACCTGAGCCTGACGACAACGTGGAACTGGGATACAACTAACGAAGGAGGACTATGAGCAAACTACTAACCGAGCAAGAACTAAAGAAAAAGCTTGAAGATGTAATTTCTGGTTTTGCTTTTGCTAAATTGAGAGACTTACCAAGTGCAATAGAAGATGCATATCAGCTTATTCAATCCCAAAAGCAAGCACACGCAGACATGGTGATAGGCGACGATGAACCGGAAGTGGACAAGAAGGCCAAGTCTCCATACGTCGGTGCGGTGGCTCGACTACACCGCAACTATCTTCGTGCCGAGCAACGAGAACGCAACCGCTAAAAGTCTGACTCGCACTTAGCCGCGTGGATGATGCGGTGCTGCTCGTACTTCCACTCGGGCGGTTCGATGGGACGCTGAAGCCACTTGTCGAAGATCAGATGCACGTTCAGCCCGACCAGCCATCCACGCCGCACGATCTCTGGATCGAAGCAGAAGTAGGGGTACTTGCTGTCATCAAGCCACAGGTGCACGAACCACTGCTCGATGGGGCGACGGAGCGAGCCGACGATGAACGGGCGCGGCGCTTCCGGGTCGATTACGACTCCCACGAGCCCGAGCTGCACGCCCATGGGCACGCCCTCGCGCACTCCCAGATAGCTCCACGTGTTGATGTCGAGGGGAAGGTCATTCAGCGGTTCTGTCATCCCTCAAGGGTGCTGCTGTACGGCCGGGATCGCTATTGCCGTGAATTACAAGGTGAGTTGTGGGAATGATAGAGGCGGGTATTTACACGCTAAGCCATTCGTGTTTAAGTGAAGTCATATGGCAGAGCAGGATAAACCTACAACTCAGCCGAAGCCTAAGCACGCAGGGGGTCGGCCAACCAAGCTCACACGAGAGCTTGTTGATAAGGCAGCTGCATACGTCCTAGAGACTGACAACTTCTATCCTGGCTCACTACTTCCAACCGTTGAACGCTTGTCATTGATCCTCAATGTAGATCCTGACACTCTCTACGACTGGTCAAGCAAGGAAGACCCGACACCTTTGCAGCAAGAGATTTCCGAGATCTTAAAGAGGCTCAAGAGGACACAGGCTGACAAACTCGTGCAACTTGGCCTTGCCGGGAAGTACAACCCAGTCATCACAAAGCTCATGCTTACCAAGCACGACTACAGCGATAAGAGCACTGTCGAAGAGAAGAGCGAGCAGACGGTGACAGTAATCACCCGAGCTCACGATGACTGAAATCAAGCTGCCTCACATCTACCAACGCCGCGACTACCAGAAGGACGCATGGGACGCCTTTCACGGTGTAGGAGCGCACAAGGGCAAGAACTACCGCATCTTCGTCTTCAACTGGCACCGACGTGCTGGCAAGGACATGACCAACTGGAACATGGCGATCGAGCGCACAGCTGAGTCTCCGATGACCACCAAATATGCGTTCCCGACCTCTGACATGAGCCGTGACAACCTATGGGAGAGCTACACCAACGATGGCCTACGCTTCACGGACTTTGTACCGAAGGATTTACGTGTCCGCCGGCACGACAACGATGACGGGCTGAATGACTCACTCAAGCGCATCGAGTTCATAACAGGCGGATCAATCCGTATCATCTCAGCACACAAGCCAGGTCGCTTGCGTGGTGGTAACTCCAAGCTCTTCGTGCTCTCTGAGTTTCAGGCTATGGATCCATCAGTCATCGACATCATCGAACCGATCCTTGAGGCCAATGGCGGCATCCTCATCGTCAACATGACCAGCAACGGAGACAGTGCAGCCAAGGGGATGCTCGAGGCGTGGAAGCAAGACCCGACCGTCTACGTGTCCGTGCTCCCTGTCACTGAAACGAACGTCTTTAAGCCCGAGCAGATGGAGCGCATACGAGCCGGAACCATCAAGCGCTTCCTAGCCCGTGGTCAGAGTGAGGAGGAGGCCAACGCCTTCGTAGACCAGGAGTACTACTGCTCTTGGGAGAGTCCCGTCGCTGGTGCCTACTTTGGTTCAGCCATGCGTCGAGCTGCCGAGGACAAGCGCATCACCAACGTCCCGTACGAGGCGACCATGCCCGTGCACACCTACTGGGATCTCGGTATCGACGACAGCATGAGCATCTGGTTCGTACAGCTGATCGGCCGAGAGGTTCGAGTCATTGACTACTACGAGAACTCAGGAGAAGGACTGTCGCACTACGCGGGTGTCCTGAACGCTCGTGGCTACTCGTATGGCAAGCACTACGCACCGCACGACATCGAGGTACGCGAGCTAACAACAGGGGTCAGCCGTAAGGAGACTGCCAAGAAGCTAGGTATCAACTTCGAGACAGTGAAGCGGCCAACCAAGAAGGAGGACGGCATAGATGCTATCCGCAACCTTCTGTCGCGCTGTTGGTTCGACCAGACCAAGTGTCAACGAGGTGTCTCAGCACTCAAGGGCTACTCGAAGAAGTGGAATGAGAAGTTGATGGTGTACTCCAATGAGCCCGTGCACGACTGGACAAGTCACGCGACAGACGCATTTCAGACTCTTGCCCTCTCCAATCCTGAGCCAAGGGCAGAAGCACAGATCAAGCAGTCACCTTGGGTACAACGCGCTAAGAATAGCCGCAGTTGGTGAGATATTTCACAGTCCCGACTAAGCATTGCGTTATAGTAAGGATGTAAGGAGATTTATACAATGGCAACTAAGAAAGACGACAACAAAGTTATCAAGACCGAGGGTAAAAAGGTAGTAATCGACCCGCAAGTAGCGGTACACGAAGCTACAGACCCTCACACAAGTATCGTGAAGGCGCTCAATGCAAAGGACATCGTTGCAACCATCTGGGATAACGACGTAGATCCTGACCACTCATACGTGAAGCTTGACGCTCCACTACAGAACCGACTCGTAAGCGTTCACAATGACGAGTTGAAGAAGAAGAACGCCGTTGATTTCCTCGCTTCACTTGTGGAAGTTGAAGAAGTCGCATCAGACGACGACGAATAGGGCTATTCAAGCCATTCCGTCTGTGTTAATTTGAGGATAGTAACTAAGAAGGCATCTATCCACTTACATGGTCGGCGGTAAAAGCAAGAACTCAAAGAAAACAACCAGCGCGGATAGCGACGTACTTGCTACCGCGCTGAAGCGTTTTAAGCAGTCTTGGGACTACGCCGAAGCCAACTGGCACAACAAGTGGGATCGTGGCATCAAGCTCTACGACAACGAGCGAGTGCACGCCACTTACGAGGGAACCACCAACACCTTCGTGCCTATGACCTTCTCGACTATCGAGACGATGGTTGCTGCGCTCTCTAACGCCTCACCACGCTTCGAGTACAAGCCTGGCAACCCAATGACCCAGGCGGACGACAAAGCCCTGAACGCCCTCACCGACGAGTGGTGGGATGAAGATCAGTGGGATCTAGCTATCGAAGAGGGCGAACGTGAAACCCTCATCACTGGCATGTGCGGCTTCATGTTCTCTTGGGACATGGATCACCCTCACCTCGACTCGTACGCCATGCGCGACATGATCGTTGACCCAACCATCCGCAACCCGTACCAGCTGCAACAGCCTGGTGCCTACGCAGGACGCCGCTACTTCGTTCGTAAGGGTGCGCTCGATGACATGAAGGTCGTTGACACCGACCCAGAGAGCAAGACCTACCAAGAGATGATCCCTCGCTACAAGTCATCTAAGGATGAACCAGCAGGGCCACAGGGCGACCCTGACGACAAGGAAGTCAAGGAGATGTTCAGCGGCTCTACCCTCGCCAGTGCGAAGGAAGACCAAGACGAAATTATTGAGATCTGGGACGTTGACCGAGTAGTCACGATCCGCAACCGCCGCCAAGTCATCGAAGACGTGGTGAACCCTTACAAGCACAAGCACCAGCTTCAACTCCTACAGAAGTACCAGGAAGCTGGCGATGAAGACGCAGAGCTCAAGGCGAAGAGTGAAGCGAAGGGCATCGTGCCGTTCTTCTTCTTCCGTAACTACCGCAAGCTGTCTCTGTTCTACGCGACCAGCGAGATCGAGAGCATTGCTAAGAGCCAAGAGCTTCTGAACGACATGACCAACATGGAGACGGACTACATCATCAAGCAGCTCGCTCCACAGAAGGAACTTGACCCTAAGTACGCCGACTGGATCGACCTCATCACGAGCGACCCTGACGTTGTGTATCCGTTTGAACCAGGCTCACTCGTAGACCGACAAGTGCCAGTGCTTCCTAACAACTCGTTCAACAACCGCATGAACATCAAGAACGAGATCCGTGAGACGACCGCGATTGACCAGGTGGCTAAGGGCGTACAGAACGTCAAGCAGACCACTGCAACAGAGGTACAGGCGCAGCTCAACCAGTCAGGCCAACGCATCCAGAGCAAGGCTCGCATCCTAGAGAAGGACGGCTTCTACTGGATGGCTTGGATTCTCATGAAGATGATCCAGCTGTACGTCACTGAGCCGATGGTCGTTGAGATCCCTGGCGGTTCACCTATGACGCCAGAAGAAGCCCTAGACAAGTACGGCATCGAGCTACCGAAGGGCACTGGTGTCTTCGATCCTGCGGACTTCGCGGAGGACTTCAAGGTGCGTGTGACGCTCGACGTAGACAGCCAGAACACCAAGATCGAGAACCAAGAGTCGATCAGCCGTGCCTACCAGATCCTCATTCAAGACCCGACGAACAACCTCGAAGAGATCAAGCGTCGTCTCCTGCCGAAGATGGTGGACATTGACCAGGCCGACCTCGACGCGATCATGACGCCGAACCCGAACCAGCAACTACCAGGCATGGCCGGCGGCGAGGTAGACCCAGCTGCTCTAGGTGCAGTGGCACCAGAGGTACCAGGTGGCTTCTAAGTACGACCCAATCGCTCTCGCTAACGAGGCGGCTCAGTTTGCCGTGTCTGCGTTCGGTCAGCACTACCTCGAGCGCCTAGAGGCTTCTGTAGCCCGTGCCCGTCGTGATGCCGAGAACCTTAGCTACAACGACTCCTACCGCGCTCACAAGTCCACATACGCGGCCTCGAAGCAGGAAGAGATCGACTACTTCAAGACTGCTACTGACATCAAGAACAGCCCCGACCTGATGACCCGTCTGAAAGCAAAGCTCAAGAAGGAGGAATCGCCCGACGTGTAGGTGTGCTGCGTGAGTACGAATGAGCTGGTGTTTATTGTGAACAAAACCTTCAACTAAAACATCCATCCGCCCGGATAAAACAGCAAAGTTCGTACTCCGGCAGCACCTCTCCACCGATAGAGAGAGGGGCGAACAGTAGGAGCAGATTCAATGGATGAATCCACAACCAACCCTGATGCTCAAGACGAACAGGCGCTAGAAGCACAACCTGTCGAGGCATTGGACGCGGCGGCTAACACCGACAGCGAATCAATCGAAACCACCGATCAGACCGACTCGGAAGAGACTGCGGAAGCAGCAACCTCAGAAGATGACGATCTATCTGATTATTGGGCAAAGAAGGGCATCGACATCACGACCGCGGAAGGACAGGCGAAAGCCGCGAAGTCTTACCGTGAGGCTGAGAAGGCGATGACTAAGAAGGCTCAACAAGCTTCTGAGCTCGCTAAGAAGGTCAATGAGGCATCACCGATAGATGAGAACGCTTCTGAGGCGCAACAAGCGCTCCAGATAGCCCAACAGCTACGGAATGAAGCCGTGATCGACAAGTGGGCACGAGACAACAAAGTGACTGAATCAGAGTTAGAAGCAATGGACGCTTACGTTGACGAAAACGTGCGTGCAAAGCAACTACTCGGTGCCGGGCTACTGACCCTCGATGAGGTGAGGAAGCTCAGCATCAATACGGACACAGCAGCAATAAAGAAGCAAGGCGGTCAAGAAGCTCTCCAAAACTTAGCTAATAAGCAAAGGGCAAGTGCAGCTACAGGAAACGCCGTCAACAGCACACCCCCAGCAGCGCTTACAGCGGCAAACGCTGAAGCATGGTGGGACAGCCTCGGAGCAGAGGGTCGAGCAGACCCAGCGAACCGAGCAAAGCTAGACGCACTCCTATAGACCTGTACTCCCATTAACCGGAGACACAACAATGCCATTAGGAACAGGCGGACAAACAGTCACAACAGGTAACGTATTCCGACCAACAGTTTGGTCAAACGATGTCATGGACATCCTCAAATCAGAACTCGTGCTTCTTCCACGTATCAAGCACTACGACGCTGAAGCCGCAAGCTACGGTCAAACAGTAGACGTACCATTCGTCGCTGCTGCCGCTGCTAACGACAAAGCAGCTAACACGCAAGTGACCCTCAACGGTCAGACTGCGACCAAAGTCAGCATCCTCATCAACAAGCACAAGGAAAGCTCTTACATCATTGAGGACATCCTCAAGATCCAAAGCGCTTACGACCTTCGTAGCGAGTTTACAAAGGCTGCTGCATACGCAATCGCTGAAGCAATCGACACAGACATCTTGACTGAGTTGAAGGCTGGTTCAACACAGACTGCCCTCGGTACGTTTGGAACTGCCATCAACGACGCTCTCGTTGTAGCTGCAAAGGTTGCTCTCGACAACGCGAAGGCACCACAAACAGATCGCACATTTGCTGTGGACGCATACCAGCAAGGTGAGTTCCTCAAGATTGACAAGTTCGTCCGTTACGACGCACTTGGAACAGGTGAAGCAATCAAGAATGGTCGTCTCGGTCACATCTACAACTTTGAAGTCGTGATGAGCCAGAACTTCCCATTCGTTGACACAACCACTGACGAGCACACCGGCGTTGCGTTCCACAAGGATGCAGTAGGTATCGCTCACCAGCTTAAACCACGTACTCAAGCGCAATACAAGCAAGAGTACCTTGGCTGGTTGCTAACCATCGACACTGTTTACGGTGTTAAAACCCTTCGCCCAACCTTCTCAGTACTAGTCAAGAGCTAGTCCGAAGAAGCGAAGAACAAAGCCCCTTCTCACGAGGGGGCTTTTGTGTTTTACTAAGTGCGTAATAGGAGAACCATTGAATGACTTTATTGCTGCAACTAGCAGACATCGACAAAGAACTAGGCGTCACTGACGCACACGACCGCGACCACGCGGGAAAGCTTGAGTACGTTGAAACACAGATCCACGAGATGAAGAGCATCCTCTGGCGTCTACGTTGTGACACGCTTCTCGGTACAGTCATCCCACCTAACGAGGGTGAAGAGATCGAGCGCCGCGACCAACTGAAGCGACTCAAGGGTGACATTAGCGCTATGACACAAGCTGTAGACGTTCTCACTAAGCTCCGCGACGAACTAACGGCATAGCGAATACGCTGAACAAGCAACCGTCCTATATGCAGGGCGGTTTCTTTTTGTTACTATGAGGATAACCGGGCGATGGCGGAGCAAAGTATAGTGTCCGACTATCACGTAGCAGATCTCATTGACCAAGCCTTAGAAGAGGCGAAAGATGTCAATTTCTCTCGCACTCGCGCTCTCTACTACATGCAGCGCACACAAGACCAGGTGCTAGGGCGATACCGCTTGAAGTTCACAGAGGACTCGCTGGT